GTCCGGAACTTTTCCCGAAGCGAGTTGACCACTTTGGTGCAATACACGTAAACCAGCGGATAATTGTCCACCGTGCTCAGGCCGGAAACCTCCGGGGTCACATTCTGCGCGATAATCTGCTGGGCCGTGATCCAAGGCAGGATCAGTCCCTGTTGTACTTTCAACGCTTCCAATGCCGCGGGTAAACCGCTGCCGGCGGCCAACAGTTCTACTACCTTCTGCGTGCTTGTGCCGGCGAGAAGCAACATGTTCAACCTCTCTCAATGAAACGGTGATCCACGATGAACCGGACCGGCTGCTGCCCCGTCGAGAGCGGAGCACCCGAAATCAAAGCTCCGGTCATGGTCCAACTGCTGCCCAGTGCCAAGGGAGTAACATTTTGGCGAGTCGGCGCATTTGGCGACAGTGCAACATACGCGTTCCAGCCAACCGCATTCTGCGGGGGGCCCGTCAGTGTCACGACCAGATCCTCGCCTGCTGTAGTGCTAAGTTCTGCGTAAGCGCTCGGAGCGCTTTCTTGCCCGGCCGCACTTACCCAAGTCGCAGCCACGAAAAACTTCTCTGCGCCGCCACTTCCCGGAACCGTGGACAACTCGGGTGTGGGCGCCATCGGAATTGGGTCCGCGACCACACCGACGCCGAGCTGAAAATAAGTGCGCGAGCTTGCTTTCGCCAATTGCTCGTATTCATTCCACTTACCTTGATAGCGGTCGTTCAGTTGATTGTAGTAAGCGTCCCGATACACCAACGTGAGCGTCGTAAGTACGTGCCACTGCTGCAGCGCTTCCGTCACCACAACATCGGACAAGCCCTGCGATCGCCTGACATTCGGCTGATAGTCGCGAAAGGACGCCCGCCGAAAGAGGAACAACATCAGTTCATTCCCAAGATCTTGCTGCGCCAGGGTCATCTTCACGGCGATATTGATACCCTCAGCGTTGGCGACAGTCAGAACCGAAGAATCGTATTCTTGAAGGTCCTGCGGCGAACTGATGGTGCCATCGGTGAATAATGCCATTGCCGCTGCGCTCGCTACCGCTTCTCCGCTCGCACCGAGCTCTTGAACGCGCGCAGGTCGGCTTCCGAAATCACATTCACCTGTACCTTGCCGGCCATTTCCCGCTGCCGCGCTTCTTGTACGCCCTGTTGCGCTGCCGCCCGAAATTCCGCGCTTTCTTCAATCGTCGCCAAGCGGGCACGCCCCTCTAAGATGAGCCGGGCGGCAATAGTCCGCGACACTTCCGCTAATTGCCCAGGCCGCCCTCCGTCGGGCGTCTCGTGGCTCACAACCACGACGTGCGCGTCCGTGATCTCTCGTTCAATCTTCCGTAGCTTTTGATAAAACGCCCTCAAATCCATCCTGTCCCCTTTGCGCGCGGACAGACGCTCCTGGCATCCGCCCGCGTCACGCGCTGCTCATCTGTCTAACTAGCTGTTGACCTGAACTCCAAATGAGTTCCGTAAAACCGCGGTCCCGTAGAGGACATCAACGGTGAATTGCTGCGCTAGCGTGTTGGGCTGATAACTCATGATCACGCGGATTCCGAAATTGCCCATTTCCGCGTACTCGGCGATCGCGCCAGTTCCCGGCAGCGGTTGCGGCAGCCGGCGTATGACCAGCCCGATCGCGTCCCTGGCAAACGCCAGATTGTGAGTGTTCACCGGTCCACTGCCAGTGGTCTGCACAAGCTGCGATCGAAACACGAAGAAGTCCTTGATCTTGCCCACCGCGCCATCCACCAAAGCGCGCAAACCCGCATCGCCGGCGGAATAGTATTCACTAAAACGTGGGATCTGTCTGAGGGCGGAGTAACTGATCGGATCAACCACCAGGTACTTACTCGCCGACGCCGGAACTTTCGCTGAAAAGAGCGCCGTTTCCGCTGCGTCCACCGTACCCTCTATCAGAGCGACGCCAGCCGTTCCTACGGCCGCATTCGAGCTGAATTGCGAATACAGGCTCAAAATATCGGTTTCAATCGACTCTGCGATAGCCACTACCGCCGGCTGCATGTACAGCCGCAGTAAGTCCGGCACCGCCAGCACCTTGGTCACATCCGGAATCTGGAATGTGGCTTCGGCATGTGTGTTCAGCACGATCTGTGCGTTCCCTAAATTCGGATTTTGTGTCTGAACCGTCCCGCCTTCCGCGATGTTGTTCGCTACCAGCGTGGGCGGTATCGGCACATTCACCGTGTCCCCCGCGTTCGCCAAGGTTGGCTCATAGTCCCGGTTGACTAAGTTGCCCATCACCAGGTTGCTAACCAGCGCCGGCAAGGCGTCCACTGCGACTAGCTTCACGATTGCATTTGCTACATTTGCTGATGTAATTGTTGGCATTTAGATTTACCTCGTTGTCTCTTTCTCGCCCTATACCGGGCAACGTGTTCGCTTTGAGCCGCCTCCCGGAGCCGTCTCACATGCCTCGGAGTGCTTGATTCGCCACCCTCGAGATCTCCTGACGAACCTTCTCCAGTTCTTCCGGGTTCATGCCCGGCCGAATCTTGTCCAGATCAAGCCCGCCTGAACTTGTAGCTGCCTTTGGTCCCGACCCCATGCCCGATCCACCCGTCATTCGGGCTGGTAGCAATTCGGGATTCTCCTGCACGAACTGCGCCAGATAGTCTCGAAGAGATACTTCTCCAGACCCGCTCCGCGCAATCAGCTGGCCGTCGTCGCGCCGCTGAATGTCGTCCTTCACCGCGCGATACGCCAGATCCACCTTCGCTACTCCCAACCGCTGTAGCTCCGTGCGAATCGACGAGCTCCGCTCCGCCTCGTCCGCCATCTGCCGGCTGCGATGATTCTCTTGAACCAGATCGTTCACTCGTTTCTCTAGGTCTTCGCGCCGCCTGCGCTCGTCCAACAGCTCCGCCTTATACGCGGGCTCCGCCTTCACCTGCTCAGCCTGCACAAACTCGTCGATCACGCCGCGTATCAAAGAACGCAGCTCCGCCCCATCCGTCTTTGGCTCTTCCATAATCCTCCGTGGCGCACGCACTCGTGCGTGCAGCGTCGGCACTCGTGCCGACGATCATTTACTCTTGATCGATCTCGCGCCCAATCTGGTCCTTCACTTCTTGCCGAACGTCGCACAAGAATTGAAACGCCAGCTTTTTGTAGACTTGCTTTCGCAGCGTCGGCGAATTCATCCCCAGACTCAGCAACTGTTGTGCATCGGCTAGTTCTGTCCCAAAATCCCCGATATCAAACTCATCCATGCCGGAGACATTGATGCTCAGCCCATCCTCTCGCGCCATGTCCACTGCGCGAAGTACTCGCTTCATCGAATCCTTAACCGCATCTCCATAGGCCCGCAGGACCTCCTGCGTGATGGCGTAATCGCGCTGCTTGCTCACGCCCGATTGAGCCGCGTTTCCGGAAACTGATCCACCCGCGTGGGTCACGTAACATACCCTGTAGATCTCTTCTTGCAGCCTGGTCAGATTGTCTGCGGCAATCTGGTACACCGTGCCTTGTGGCTCTGTCCATCCGAACCGGTCTTGCGGACCGAGTTGAATGTAGTAAGACTCACCCATCACCTGATCCCAATCCCGCTCCGAATAGACCACGGGCATCGCAAAGAGGCCCATCGTCAGCGCCCACCCCAGAGCATTCGATTTGTTGAAGTGCTCCAGCTGCAACGTCGCGGCTTTATTCAGCAGCCACAGACCCTCCGAGACACGCAACTCCACCAGCGGCACACGTAACTGCTTCGCTAGCCCGTGCCTCCCTTCGGCCACAATTTCAATCGGGCCGCGATCTGTTCCGCCTTCCGCCTGTTCGTAAATCCTGTACTTTTCTTTGTCGTAGTAAACCCAGCGCGTCTGCTTCGACCAGCCTGTATCTTCCAACCGCTCCTTGCGCAGGCTTTGCGTTCGGAGCACCACCCATTGATACTGTCCGTGATCGTCATAACTCCAGTTGATAAGCTCATCCGCCGCGTACCCAACTAAGTACGCTCTGGACGCCCCGCGCTCGTCTTCCTCTGCGCGCGTTCCAACCGGCTCATTCAGCCGGGGGAAATCGATCAACACACAGCTCTTGCCGCACACCAGCGCTTCCACGAATTGCCTACGGAAGAATTCGGCGAGGTTCGTTCCCTTCAAATCGCAATCGTCCGCAAATTGCCCAAAGAATTTACGGGAGCGCTCACTCTTTCCTTCATAAGTCAGCACCGGCTCCCGCCGGAAAAGCGTTGCCGTGTACCAATCCACGATCGAGCCGACGTAGTTCTCGTAGAAACTCCGGCTCAGCCTCTCGATATAAACGTCCCCCGGCTCCTTCTGCCGCCGAACCAGATACTGATCCGCATTCACCCTGAACTGTTCCCCGCCCGCGTACAAATCTCGATACTGGCGCCACATCGCGCGTTTACCCGCGTATTCGGGATGTTCGTGGTTAATGTCTGGACCAACCGTGCCTAAGTTCATCGGGTTCTCGTCGCGCCTAAATTAGTCGCCGTCCTTGCTCTCCGAACTTCGCTCGAGGCCGGCATTCTTGCCAGATCAAGTAACCTAGCGCATCGGATAGATGCGTTCTTTTGGAATCCCTGTCCTTGTCGATGATTCCGCTATCCGGCTTATAAGTAACTTCCTCCAAATCAGCCACCAGACCCGTGCATCCTGGATGCACCAGCAGCCTGACTTCCTCGTCCGCCGAGAATAGCTTGGCGTTCACCAGAGCCACGCGCTCCCGCACACTCGGGTTACTTGGAGGCACCAGGAACTTCAGGTTCTTATACGCTGTCCGCCGGAAGTACTCCTTGATGATCTGATAGTCCGTGGTCCCGGCCGTCTGCAGCCTCTGCCCGGAGGCGTCGCCATACACTACGATTCCGGCCTGATGATTCGGATAGCGCGCGTGGAACTCCTCGCATGCTTGCACCGTGCTCGCGCGGCTG